CTAAACATAGACCAGAGTTTCCTTTAAAAGAAATATCTTATGAAGTAATGCGTCAGGCATTTAAAGGTTTACAAAAACAAGATGTATGGCAATATGTAAAACCTACTGAACAATTAGAAAAAAATGTCAAAGAAAAATATGACGATTACAAATATAACTTTAAAGAATATGGTTTAGGTATTATAGACGCACCATCTATTTACAATGATGTATCAAATTATTTTCACCAAGAGTTAAGATTAAATTGTTCAAGTTATAGTTTTAAATCACCATTAGATGTATGGTACAATGGCACAGCAAAAGATATATGGCGATGTCTTGGTCCCATCTGGCGTGGAATCAATGGTATGAAACCAATAATGGTAGATGGCAAAGAAGAATTAAGAGGTGGTAGATTAGATGATAAAAGTTATGTATCTGCTTTTAGATTACAAACATATATTGCTACACAGTTTAAACCTAATGTTGCCAAAACAATATATCAAATGACCAATGCTAAAAAAGTATTAGATACAAGTTGTGGTTGGGGTGATAGACTTGCTGGTTTCTTTGCCAGTGATGCTGAAGAATATATTGGTTGTGATCCAAATCCTAATACTTACAAACAATATATGAAACAAATAGAAACTTACAATAGTTTTTTATCTAAACCTAAAAAAGTAACTATCTATAACACAGGCGCTGAAGATTTACCTTGGAATACAATTAAAGATATAGATTGTGCCTTTACAAGTCCACCATATTTTTCTACTGAACGATATAATGAGGGTGGTGAAAAACAAGAAAATCAATCTTGGTTTAAGTTTAATGAATATGATAAATGGAGAGATGATTTTTATTTACCTGTTTCAATGAATAGTTTTAATTCATTATCAGATAAAGGTCATCTGTTTATTAACATTATGGATCCTACAATCAAGGGTACAAGATACTATAGTGGTGATGAATTAGTTGATAGTTTAAAAGAACACTTTGTAGGACAAATCGGTATGAGAATAATGCAAAGGCCTAAATCAGATAAACTATTTGAAAGTGAAGAAGAAAAGGCCGAGTTTATGAATCGTATATATATTGAGAATGTTTGGTGTTTTGCAAAAGAAAAATTAGATTACTTTAGGCATAGTAGAAGGGCAACTTTATTTTAATGATTAAAAAATTATTTACATTTTGGAAGAAAAAAGAAATACCAAAAATAAAATGGTGGAGTACAATTGAGGGATTAGAAAGCGTTGCACCTATCGTACCTGCAAAAGAATATATACCTGATTGGTGGAAAAATATTAGAGCATCTGATTATCTGTCTATCACAGATAAGGGAACTGTTAAAAACTGTCCTTCATTTTTTGAGTTTTTTTCTAATGGTTTCGTAGTACCATTATGGTGTGATTTACATTTAAGAGTTACCGATACTGAATGGGAATATAAAACTCCTTATAATAAGTTTACATTTACAAGTCATAATAATAATCAATTTAAAGATTTTGTTCCTCCTAATTATAAAGATAATATTAAAATGGTACTTAAACCTGATTGTCCTTGGAGAGTAAAAACACCACCAGGATGGTCAATATCTCAATTTCCTATGTACTATCATTACAATCCTATTTTTGAAGTTTTACCAGGTAATATTTGGTCAGATTTTCACTACGAAATAAATCAACAAATGGTTATAAAACAAACAGGTGAATTTGAAATAAAAAAAGGTACACCTTTGGCAATGTATATACCATATGAAAGAAAAAAATATGATTATACTATTGATGGGCCTAATGAAGAAAATGTTAAATTAACTAATACAAGCTCACTAAAAGTTTTAACAAAATTTAGAGGTGGATATAAAAACACCCAAGCGAAAATACGAAGGCAAGAAGAAAAAAAATGTCCATTTAGTTAATAAATATGTTAATGACAATCTCAAAAAAATCATATAAAGACCTAAAAGAATATTGGGACTATCAAAGACTACTTGAATATAATAGAGAACTATTAAGAAAAAGATTAGTAGAAATGCAAGGTAGTGTATTTTCACAATTCGGTGAAATAGATACCAATAATATGTATGATAGAATATGGACAAATATTAAAAGTGATGATTTAGAAAAACCACCTGTATCTTGGATACCAGAAAATATAGACTATAGATTTGAATGGGAGGGTGAACCTGATAATACAATTAAACTACCTAAACCAAAATCAGGTAGACCTGTTGTATTGAAAGCAAAACATTTGAAAGATGAGTAATTGGCAAGAAGCAAAAAATAACCCAGTATTTAAAGCTGCAAACATGACATTTATTGATAGTGTTCCAGACAATGTTATAGCATATTTACAAAAAAAATATTCAGATATATCTGCCTCATCATCTTTAGCAGGTCATATTAAAAATCAGTATTTTTATAAAGATTGGCCATCTTATGTTAGTCAGTTTGTTGAAAGTAAAGTTGAAAGTCCAAACTCTCTAGCATTTTTAAACAATTCGGAAGTGCAAACCTTTAAAGGTTATAAAAGTTTATCAAAAATAAAATTATCTTCTTTGTGGATTAATTTACAAAAAAAATATGAATTTAATCCACCACACACCCATTCAGGAATATTTTCATTTATAATTTTTTTAAATGTACCTTACAATTTAAATGATGAATTAAAGTATTTTAAACAATCTTCATTTGCTAAAAACGTTACATCATGTTTAAACTTTTCACTGGTAAATATATTAGGACAAATAACTACTTTTCCAGTATATGTTGATAAAGAATTTGAAAATAAAATGATATTTTTTCCTGCAAGAATACTACATTCTGTACATCCTTTTTATACAAGTGATGACTATAGAGTAACCGTATCAGGAAACTTATATTCGGAATAATTGAATGGAAAATGCAAATAATAATTTACAGAAATCAGAAACCTTATGAACGATATAGTTTTGACAAAAAGGAGCTTGACAAAGTTAAAGATTTCTGTTATAATAACAATATAAAATGGTACATAATAATAGGAGATAATGAATGAGTGACTTTCTAAAAGAAATAATTAAAGAAACAGGTAATGAGTATGCTACACTTGTTAGTGAAGGTGTAGAAGCAGGAGATGTAGATAGTTTTATAGATACAGGTTCTCTGGCATTTAATGCTTTATTATCAGGTTCAATCTTTGGCGGTATGCCATCAAATAAGATTACAGCAATTGCAGGTGAAGCTGCAACAGGTAAAACATTTTTTGCCTTAGGTATTGTAAAAGCATTTTTAGACAAAAACAAAGACGCTGGTGTAATATACTTTGAATCAGAAAGTGCGTTAACAAAAGATTTAGTTGAAAGTCGTGGCATTGACAGTAAAAGAATGGTCATTGTACCAGTTGCCACAGTACAAGAATTTAGACATCAATCAATTAAAGTAATTGACAAATACCTAGAACAAGGTGAAGATAAAAGAAAACCTTTAATGTTTGTATTAGATAGTTTAGGAATGTTATCCACTACAAAAGAAATGGAAGATACTGCTGACGGTAAAGAAACAAGAGATATGACAAGAAGTCAAATTGTTAAGGCTGCTTTTAGAGTATTAACATTAAAACTAGGTAAGGCAAAAGTACCAATGATTATGACCAATCACACTTATGATGTTATTGGTTCAATGTTTCCACAAAAAGAAATGGGTGGCGGTTCTGGATTAAAATACGCTGCTTCAAATATTGTATATCTATCTAAAAGAAAAGAAAAAGACGGCAAAGAAGTTGTTGGTAACATTATACATTGTAAAAACTATAAGTCAAGGTTAACAAAAGAAAATGCTTTAATTGATGTTAGATTAACATATAAAGATGGCCTTGATAAGCATTATGGGTTATTAGACCTTGCAATTAAACATAACATATTTAAATCTGTTTCAACTCGTATAGAGTTGCCAGATGGAACAAAACAATATGCTAAAACTATCAATAATGAACCTGATAAATTCTTTACTAAAGATATTCTCGCTCAAATTGACGAAGCAGCCAAAAAAGAATTCCTCTATGGCGCAGAATAGATATGTATTTGCTCAACGAGATGTTGATGATTACAGTTGTATAAAAATTGTAGAAGGTGAATATAAAGATGTCATATACACATATGGACACGTTAAATTTGCATCCGAAGAAAATGATAGAGGTGAGTTGCCTTTAAAGTTTGATTATGATGTTAAGAAAAACCCTAATAATGTAGATACAACAAGTGTTGAATTTAGAAATTACATAGGTGATATATTAATTGAAGTGGTTGAAAAACAATTAGAAAATGGTACAATCCGATTTGACAAATAATTATATTAAAACTTACGATAATGTATTGACAAAAGACCAATGTCAACATTTAATTGATAAGTTTGAAGATTCATCAAATCAATGGGTAAAAACAGAATTAGAAAATCATAGATCCTTTACAGAAATTAATTTAAACTTACACGAAGATTGGCAAGAGTATGCTAAATTATTGTTTGATAAATTTAGACCACTTGTTGACAAATATGTAAAAGATGTTAAAATAGATTCTATAAAACAATGGCCAGAAAAGTTTGGTTTTGAACAGATAAGATTTAAGAAATACGAAGACAATGACAAAGATGAATTTAGAGAACACGTGGATGTTACAGACTACAATAGTGCAAGGAGATTTTTAGTTTTCTTTTTATATTTAAATAATAATGATGGCGGCGAAACAACTTTTTCAGATTATGACATTAAGATTAGACCAGAAGCTGGTAAAGTGCTTATGTTTCCTCCATTATGGACTTTTAAACATCAAGCAGAAAAACCTAAAAATCAACCAAAATATATTGTAGGAAGTTATCTCCATTATGTCTGAACAATTTGAAAAAACATTATTATCTAACTTAATTTACAACGAAGAATTTACTAGAAAGGTTTTACCATTCTTAAAAGAAGACTTTTTTAGAAATAGAGATGAGGTTGTTTTATTTAATATTATAAATGACTTTGTTGTAAAGTATAATAATCTTCCTACAAAAGAAGCCATTACCATTGAGTTATCGAATCTAAAATCTTTAACTGAAGATGAATTTAAAAATACAAAAACATTATTAAATAGTTTACAACATGAAGAAGTTGAACAACAATGGTTGTTAGATACAACTGAAAAGTTTTGTAAAGACCGTGCTGTCTATAATGCTGTACTAAAAGGTATTAAGATTATAGATGGTAAAGATAAACAACACACACCAGAGGCAATACCAAGTATTTTATCAGACGCTCTTGCTGTTTCTTTTGATACACATATTGGGCATGATTATCTAAATCAAACAGATGACCGATTTGATTATTACCATAGAACTGAAGAACGACTAAAATTTGATTTAACATATTTTAATCGTATTACAAAAGGTGGTCTACCACCAAAGACTTTAAATGTGGCACTTGCGGGCACAGGTGTTGGTAAATCTTTGTTTATGTGTCATGTTGCTGCTAACATGATAAGTCAAGGTCGTAATGTATTGTATATTACTTTAGAGATGGCTGAAGAAAGAATTGCTGAAAGAATTGACGCAAATTTATTAGATGTAACGATTGATGAACTTTATGATATGCCTAAAAAATATTATGATGATAAGATTAAAAAGTTACAAAATAAAGTTAATGGTCAATTAATCATCAAAGAATATCCTACTGCTTCTGCCCATACAGGCCATTTTAAATCTTTAATTGATGAACTTGCGTTAAAGAAATCTTTTAAACCAGACATAGTATTCATTGATTACTTAAATATCTGTTCAAGTAGTAGATTTAAAGGTGGTAACATATCATCATACTTTTATATTAAGGCAATTGCTGAAGAATTAAGAGGTCTTGCTGTAAACTATAATGTACCAATTGTGTCTGCTACACAGACAACAAGAACTGGTTATATGTCAAGTGATGTTGGTTTAGAAGATACATCAGAATCATTTGGCCTTCCTGCAACTGCTGACTTTATGTTTGCTTTAATATCAAATGAAGAACTTGAAGAACTAAATCAAATAAAAGTTAAACAGTTAAAAAATAGATATAATGATCCTGCTGTCAATCGTGCATTTATAATTGGTGTTGATAGAAGTAAAATGAGATTATATGATGCCGAACAATCAGCACAACAGATTGTTGATAGTAACCAAGAGTCGCCAGATAAAATAGAAACTTCATCAGGACCACAACCTGCAGAAGCATACGACAAATTTTCTGACTTTAAAATATGAGAAAAAAACAAAATCAAGCAAGAAAAAGAAAACCATCTATCTATTACAAAACAGAAATGGTAAAAGTTAAGGGTGAAATACTTTGGCGTGCCGTTGAAATGCCAAGTAAGTTAGTCTTAAAAGAGTCTTTCTTTGAGGAAGATGTAAAAGAACTTGTTAAGTTTCAAAACAAACACAAGACATTTGGTGTATTTGGATTTCCACCTTTTTTTGATTGTAGAGGTGATAAAGAAAAACTATTAGATAATGGTAAATCTAATTACAATCCTAGAACAAGTACACAAAGAACTAGCCGATAGACATACATAAATATATGTATGGCAGATTCACCTAAAGAAGGAGAGGCAGCTCAAGCGTTATTTTGTGCTATAGCAGATTATCTTGGTATAAACACAACTAAACAAGAGTTTGACCTTTTAAAATATCCAACCTATGCGTTGTTTAAAGAAACGCACAAAAAGGTTATTGAAGATATTTTTAG